GTGCCAATACTGTTCGCCACTTAATGAAAGACGAAAGAAGCCTTAAAGCTGTTGATGCAGCTATCGCATTTGGGGAGGGTAAAATAAGTAGAGAGGAGTTGAATACTTCTGCTGCTGCTGCTTCTGCTGCTGCTGCTGCTGCTTATGCTGCTTATGATGATGCTGCTTCTGCTGCTGCTGCTGCTTCTGCTGCTGCTGCTGCTGCTTATACTGCTTCTGCTGCTGCTTATGCTGCTTCTGCTGCTGCTGCTTCTGATGCTGCTGCTTATGTTGCTTATGCTGCTTATGCTTATGCTGCTAAAAAAGAAAATCAACAATTAACAGCAGACATTTGTAGAAAGTATTTACCAATAGAAGTTTGGAACATAAAATAAATAACCTATGCAAACAGCAATGGAATGGTATTTTGAAGAAGAGGAAAAATTTAGAAGAGGGCAAACTAAACACCTAAGCGTTGGTCCAATACAAAAAAAAGCACTTGAAAAAGAAAAAGAGCAGATAATAGATGCACATATTGAAGGTCAAAGAGTTTTTGATAAATATCAACATACTCAATGGACAAATGACCAAGCAGAACATTACTACAACCAAACCTATAACCAAAATAAATAATCATGAAAGAACTACTAATGAAATTAAATGCTTGTAAAGATGCAAGAGAATGGGCGGGTGATAAATCTTGGGAAGAGATTTATAATACTTGCCATAGAGGAGATTGGCTTCTTTGGTTATTCAAAAGAACTAATCCAGATGACTTACAACTATTAACCTTAGCAAAAGGGCATTGTGCAAACACAGTTCGTCATTTAATGAAAGATGAAAGAAGCATTAAGGCGGTTGATGCAGCCATTGCTTTTGGTGAGGGTAAAATAAGTAGAGATGAGTTAGATGCTGCTGATGCTGCTGCTTTTGCTGCTTCTGCTTCTGCTGCTGCTGCTTATGCTGATGCTGCTTCTGCTGCTTCTGCTGCTTATGCTGCTTATGCTGCTGCTTATGCTGCTGCTGCTGCTTCTGATGATGCTTATGCTGCTTATGTTGCTGATGCTGCAAAAAAAGAAAATCAACAATTAACGGCAGACATTTGTAGAAAGTATTTACCAATAGAAGTTTGGAACATAAAATAAATAACCTATGAAACAAGAAGAAAAAAAACCAGTAGAAATAACAAGATTAGAAATAATAAACCATGCAAAGAATGATAAGCCTTTTGGTAGGTTATTAACTTTGTATAAGGAGTTAGGAGATTTTGAGGTATTAGAAATAGTGTATCAAGATGGGAAAAAGACTTTAAAGATATTTTTAGATTAATATTATGAGCTGAATAATTTATTTATTTGGCTCACTTTGTTACAAGAATTATTAAAAATTACCTTTACTTTATTACATAACTACTCAAATAAAACTATGAAAAAATTAAAATTAACTACAGTATTATTATTTTTAAGCATTATTTCTTTTTCCCAATCTACTGAAATTATTTACAAAAAAGAAATAGGAAGATGGAATGATAGTACAAAAACTTGGTTTTTTAAACCAATAGAATCTACTAATTTCATATTGTCAATGAAAAATTCTTTAATTATAGCTTACGATGAAGATATAAAAGTCATTCATGCAGGTAAAGTAGTAGGACATGATTCTAGTAGTATGCATTATTCAACACAATGGAAATCTGTTGATGAAAAAAATAAAGATTGTATTTTTTCAATAGTTGATTACTATAGAGCAGGATTTATGATGATTGTAATAGTTTACAAAAATACTTGTATAAGATATTATGAAAAACCTGGATCGTATGTAAAAGAAGTTAAATAAAATAAAAACCCTCCCTATAGAAATAGGGAGGGAAATTAACTCATTAAAAACCATGAAAAACTGAAACTACATAACAAATTTAAATTAATTTATTTAAACTTCTATTTTTTTTATTTGAAATTCTACTTCTTCGTAATATAAAATTAAATAATCCTGGCATCCAACTTTCATTTTTTCTATACACATACTTGCACATTTCTTAGCCATAATTTTATTATTGCATATATCTAAGTAAGATTTATATATAATATTAGCAAATGATTTAGCAGTATTTCTATTAATATCTATCATGATTTTTATTTTTTAACTGAATTTCCGCCTCTAACTTTGGCCAATAACTGAAATACGGAATACTCTAACTTGCCTATATTCTGATACCATTTAGCTAAATAAGTTTCTTGATCTTTTAAATTCATTTTAAAAAATTCCTCCGGTAGTTTGTCTATTATATTCATTTTAATTAAATTTTTTATTTATTAATTGAACTTTAAATCTTGTTTCGTTTATCATTGCCTTTAATTCTCCAATAGAAGGCTTATAAACAGTTCTTCCTAACTCTCTAAGGTATTCTACTGTTCCGGTTCTATCTTTCTCTAAATGCAGCTCATATTCGTCAAGATTGCCTAATTTATATTCATTACACTCTTTACAAGCTGGTTTGCAATTATCAGAATGAAATCTTGTTGCTAAATTAGCACGAGGTATAAAATGAGAGTTCTGGGATTGCTTCCAATGCATTACCTTTCCGCAAGTATAACATTCTACATTACCATTCGCATCCGCATCCTTAGTTCTAATATAAACTGAAAAAATAGAATCATAATCATCTATTAAGTTTTGTAAACTTTCATTTTCTTCACTATCTTCATATATACTCATTCTTTTTTTAGTAGAAGATATAGTTGAACATTGTTTGCACTCTCCTTTAGAGAATATGTAGTCCAGATTCCCACAGGTCTTGCATCTCTTTTTCTTTGATATTATAGTTGAATTTCTCATTATTTTTTTTTAATTCGTCAATTAATACATTAAATGATATTATCAATAATACCACATAAAGAACAAAATACTTAAACATTTTTTATTATTTTACAAAGTTTATTATTTATATATCTATAATAAAAAACAATTCCATCTCTTTCAACTTTTATTTCGCAATTCAATAACTTAGCTAACAAATATATATTTTCTGAATTAATCATAATTGACTTAATTCTAATTGATCTATTATCACTTGCTTTTGCTTATTATTTAATTTATATAAAATATCTAAACCAATTCCATCTATTACAATTTCAACGCTTGTTAGATATACTTTTTCCTCATCCTCGTTAAACTCATGCCTACCATGACATTCTTCAATTCTAATTGGATGATGAATAGTTATTAAATCATAGCCTACTAATATTTCCATATCAGTAAAATTACCTCCTATTGGTATTATTTCTGTAAAATGCTTTGATGTCGTTTTCATGGGTTTAATTTTTTTATTAAAACAAAAATATAAAAAAATTTTATAAAAAAAAAATTTGTAGATTAAATCTTTATATTTTACTTTGTGAAAAATTAATACAAAACAAATGAGACATGGAAGTTTATTTAGTGGTATAGGTGGTTTTGATTTAGCTGCTGAATGGATGGGATGGGAAAATATATTTCATTGTGAATGGAATCCATTCGGACAAAAAGTTTTAAAACATCATTTTCCAAATTCAATTAGTTATAATGACATTACTAAAACAGACTTCTCTATTCACAGAGGAAGTATTGACATCCTTACAGGAGGATTCCCATGCCAACCATATTCAGTTGCAGGAGGAAATGCAATAGTACCACAAGTAGCATTTGAAATTTTTAAAGCAATAAATAAAATATAATAAAAATGGAAAAAAAAGAAACAAAAGATTTAATCTTAGAAGAAATAAATAAGCAAGAAAGAAATCTTGCTTGGTTAAATAGGAAAACTAAAATTCCATATCCAACTTTGTATTCAATTTTTATACAAGGAATAATTAATTTATCTGATGAAAAATTAAAGATAATTAATGAAGTATTGGGAACTAATTTTAGTTTATAATTATAAATACAAATATAATGGCAAAAGATCCTGCATTTTTATTTTACCCTAACGATTGGATTGGTGGGACTATGGGTATGACTTTTGAAGAAAAGGGTGCTTATATGGAGCTTCTTATGTTGCAATTTAATAGAGGTCATATGACCGAACATATGATAGGTCTTACGATAGGTCAAATGTTTGGTCGTATTAAGGACAAGTTTATTCAAGATAAAGAAGGATTATGGTATAATGATAGGTTAGAACTAGAAAAAAACAAGAGAAAATCATATGTTGAATCGAGATATAACAATAAGTCTGGCTTAAATCAGCATAAAAATAAAAAATCTATTAAAAGTGGTCATATGACCATACATATGGAAAATGAAAATGTAAATAATATTAATACTCTACATAATAAAGTTAAACAAGAAGAAAACTTTTTAAAAGAAAAAACTCAAGAAAATGGAAAAACAAATTACATCAAGTATGATCAATCACAGGGGGAACATTATTTGGATAGGAGAGTACGAGAAGCTAGAATCCAAATCGCTGAAATGGAAAAAAATAGAAAAGGAGATATTCCAAGCTAGGCAAAATGGATTAGTAATTTCCGAGATAGATGAAAATGTTTTTAAAGCCTATTTTACAGATTTGATATACAGAGTTTGTGCAATTACGGGAATGAATAAGCCGCCAACTGAATTTGAATTTGATTTTTTAGTACAAGAGTTAATGGTTTTTTTAAGTGATTGCGGATTTGGAAATTTATCTACTGAGGAATTTTTATTAGCTTTTAGGCTTAATTGTAGCATAATTTTGAATTATCCTATTGGAATGGAAAGCAACTGTATTAACTTGGTAGGTGTAAATGCTAATATAGATTCCTTTTCTAAAGTATTATTCTCTTACACATTGCTTAGAAATAATTTAGATTCAAAAATTAAAAACCATATTGATGGATACTGAAAAAAACTTTAACGACCTGAATCAAATAGAAGGACTACAATTTATCCCTGTTAATGAAAAGAAAGTTCCTACAGTTAAGAACTGGCAAACAACTAAAACCAAATATGATTTAAGTAAATCTTATGGTGTCGGATTAGTTTGTGGAGATATTTCAGGAAACTTAGAAGCATTGGATTTTGATTGCAAGTATGATTTAACAGGCAAATTGTTTAACGATTACAAAAGAATAGTAAATTCTTATGATAAAGAATTGTTGAATAAGATGGTAGTTCAGAAAACTAAGAACGGAGGTTATCATTTTATTTATCGGTGTAAAAAAGTAGAAGGTAATTTAAAATTAGCAAATCGTGAAACTACATACGAAGAAAAGAAGAAAACATACGACGATACCTTAAAATTTGAGTTACTAAATAGTAAATCACAAGAGGATGCTTTAAAAATCGCTGAAAAGGCATCTAATAGCGACAAGGTTCGAGTATTAATTGAAAGTAGGGGAATTGGTGGGCAAATAGTTTGCTACCCTACAAACGGCTATAAATTGATTTTTGGAGATTATTATTCAATTCAAGAAATAACTCCAGAAGAAAGAGATTCTTTATTTGCAATAGCAAGGCAGTTTAATTCTGTTTTTGACGAGGTAGTAATACCTAAGTCAGCTAAAATATCTAAGACAAATGGATTATCTACATTTGATGATTATAACGAAAGGGCTGATGTAGTTTCTTTGCTACAAAATCATGGATGGAAAGTAGTAAGTCAAAAGGGAAATAAAACACATATGCTTAGGCCTGGACAAAGTTCTGCTCAAACAAGTGGAAATTACGATCACGATAAGAAATGGTTTAGTGTTTTTACCACAAGTACGGAATTTGAACCTCAAAAAGGATATTTACCTTATGCTGTTTATGCTACTTTGGAGTGTAATAAAGACTATTCTTTAGCGGCAAGCAAGTTATTTCAATTAGGTTTTGGAGAAAGAAAAGAAGTTGAAAAGCCTAAGAAAGATTATCAAAGCACTAGAGTTATACAGTCAAGAGTAGATGTAGAGGATGAAGATTTATCTTTTTTGGCAACACCAAAAGATTATGATGATTATTTGCAACAAGTTATAGATGGCACTTTAAAAATAGGTTTAACTACAGGAAGTCCTGCACTAGATGAGCATTTTTTATTTAAAGAAAATTCATTTGTTAATATAAACGGTATAGATAACGTTGGTAAATCTGTTTTTGTTTGGTGGATGCTATTAGTTGCTTCCATGTATCATGGATGGAAAGGTATAATATTTTCAAGTGAAAATACTTTAGGCGCTTTTATGAGAAAAATGATTCAATTTTATTGGGGTAAGTCTTTAACAGGAAAGTACCCTATGAATCCATTAGAATATAAAATTGCAAAAGAGTTTATAGAAAAACATTTCATTTTGATTAAAGCACAAGAAGATTTGTTTAACTACAAGGATATTATAAACATGGTTAAGAAAGCTAGAAAGAAGTATCCTGATTTGAAATATGGTTTAATAGATCCTTATAATTCTTTAAAAATAGATTTAAGTGGATTTAGCAAATTAAATACACATGAGTTTCATTATGAAGCACTTAGTGAATTGAAATCTTATGGACAACAGTCTAGTTTTGGGTGGTTTGTTAATCATCATGCAGTAACAGCAGCAGCTAGGGCAAAGGATGGAGAAAAGAAATATCCATTAGCCCCAAATAAGGCAGATACGGAAGGAGGCCAAAAGGTTGCAAATAAAGCGGATGATTTTTTAACTATACATCGTATAACATCTCATCCTACGGAATGGATGGTAACAGAGGTTCATGTAAGAAAGATAAAAGATACAGAAACCGGAGGAAGGCCTACATCTATGGATTGCCCTGTAAAATTTGAAATGTATAGAAATGGATGTGGGTTTATAGAAAGATTAGAACAAGGAGGGCAACCGGTAGATCCAATTAATAGTTGGCATTTGTTACAAAAAGATAATAAACAAATGAAAATTCAAATTAAACAAGAAGAACCTAAATTAAACTATAAACCTATGGATATTGAATCTTTTTAACAAATAGTTATAGTTAGGTTTATTAATTTTGAATGATTAAAAGAAACGATAGATGATTAAACAAAGACCTGTAAACAATGTAATTAATCCATTGTATGAAAACTATTCAGTCGCATTATACGATATGAATATTGAAGATGTAAAAGAAAGACATAAAAGGAGGTTAGTATTTGAAAAAGCATCTCAAGCAGCCAATTTCTTAGGTTATATACCAAGTAAGTTTTATGAAAGAATAGGCGATGGCAAAATTAAAAAATATGCTTTTCATCAAACAAGTAAAAACAAATTTGCAGTAAGGAGGATTACAATATGAATACAATAAAAGATAATTTAAAAGATATAATAAACATAATTGGTGAAGATATAGAAGATTTAAAAATAAAGGATATTGAATCAATATACAATAAACTAACAAAATCAAGGGGTATATTGTATGATTATATTATTTCTTATAGAGGTTTTCAACAACCAACTTTGCTTTCTGATAGTATTATAAAATTTTTTGAAGAATACTATCCAGTTTACAAAGCAAAAAATAGAAAAGTAGAAGTAGTAATATCCAGGTATGCATTCTTTTTTATGATGAATAAGTGCGCAAAAATGACATTAAGTGATATAGGAAGTCATTCGGCATTTAATCATAAATATGACCACACAACTGTTCTGCATGGTGTTAATACTTTTTTAATTAGGTATGAAGTTAAAGATGATTTAGTAATGAATATTTTAGAATTTGCAGAAAAAATATTAGATATAAGATTTGATCAAGTTATTAAAGATGTTTTATATCATAGAGATTTAGTAAACAAATAAAAACCATAAATATGTCAAAAGTAGAAATTAAAAACGATTGGGCTAAAGCCATTTACATTCTTTATTTAAATAAAATGTCCGGAATAAGCATGGCAAAGGTATTAAGCAATCATGAGCCTTCTTTTTATAAATGGCAAACCAGGCTTTCGGAAGTAGAAAGAGCTAATCCAAAATTAAGAATATCAAGAACAAGGGTTCATTATAAATCAAAAATGGATGGTAAGTCTAAAAATTATATAAAATATACACCATTAAGCCCTGATCCATATATTTTAAAATTAATAAACGAATTAAACGAAGGTTTTAAATCAAAAACAAATTCACCAAATAAATAAAAAAATATGATAAACACTCAATTAATAGGATATTTAGGTCAAGATTGTCAAGTAAATAATATAAATGGCAAAACGGTAATTAATTTTTCTGTAGCGCATAGCGAATCATGGACAGATTCAACAGGAGTTAAAAAAGAAAAATCAATATGGGTGGCTTGTTCTTGGTGGGCTGACAATACAAAAATAGCTCAATATCTAAAAAAATCTACTCAAGTCTACGTTGAAGGATTACCAGAGGCAAAAACATATCAAAATAAGGCAGGAGAAACAATACCTCAGTTGCATTTAAGAGTAAAAATGTTACAATTATTGGGATCAAAAAAAGAAGAGATATAGATTTTTTTTGTTTTTTTAACAAAACTTTATATAATTTTGTGTCGGAAGTTTAAAAAACCTTCCGACATTTTTTATGGCTAAAAGCTCAAGCAATACCCAAGAAATACCAAATGAGGTAGTAAAAGAAGTTTTAAAGCAGAATAAAACTAAAATTAGAAAGATAAGACCGGATCATTATCTTTTTAAATTAACAGAAAAACCGGAAATTAAAGAAGATGGATTTCATGTAGGCGGTGGTTTTACCGTACTTGCTAAAGTAGATACTGTACTTTGGGCATATAAAGAAGATGAAGAATCAAGAGATGGAGATCCCGTTCCGTATAAATTAGACGAAGAAATACCATTCGGCCATGATTATTTTCAACCAAGAGATATTAGATACGTTCCAAATGTATCAACACCTTTTGTAGATGAACAAAAAGGTATTAGAGAAAGAGAGCCAGGTCAGATACATCCTATTTTAGATAATGATAAAATTGCTCAAGAATTAACTTTTAGTCATGGTGAATTAAGAGTTTCAGGAACAAAGCAAAACTTGGTTAATTATCTTAGACTTACTAATCAATGTAGAAATCAGCATCCAAATGCTAGAAGGTTTAAACAAGTTAATAGCACTTATGAGCTTATTGATTTCTCATACATAGATGAAGCTAAGGTTAAAAAAGGTCAATTAAAAGAAACCGCATACGATACGGCAAGAACAGCAAGATTAGAAGAAATGTTGCCTCATGCTAAATATTTAGGAATACAAATGAAAACTCCAGATGGAGTAGATAGAGATACTGATAGCATTAGAAGCGATTATAAGGATAAAGCTCTTTCCGATTCTGAAACTTTCTTAAATTCATTTAAAAATCCTAAAATTAAAATAATATCTCAAATAAGAACCCTAGTTGAAAAAAGTGAGATAGTATTTAGAAATGGTAATGCTTATTGGGCTAAAACGGATACTACAATTAAAACTTTAGACCCTTCAAAAGACCCATTTGAAAATTTAGCAGAGTTTAGTCTTACCGAAGATGGAGAAACTTTTGCAAATAATATAAGAGGAGTTATTTCTAACTTAGAAAGATAATTATATAAATTACGCTTAGAAATAGTGGCTCTAAGCGTGATTAAAGCCCACGACAAAGGGGATTAAGTAGCCACTACTGCTTAGTCCCTTTATTTTTAAATATATATGATATGCCTTCTGAAATAATATATGGTATAGAGTGTAAAACACCTGAATTACCTTCTTTTTTGCCAAAAATAGGAGATAATAAATTTGTAAGGACTTCTATGCCTAAATTCATGAATGAGGTAGATAGAAATAAAGAAAATATTCCTATTTACAATGAGCAACAATTAGAATTCATTAATAAAGAACTTGATTATTGCGATAAAGGATATTGGTTTTATAATAATCATGAACTTACTTACATAACAGGTTTCTATTATTATTATCTTAATTATTGGATATTAGAAAATGGACTAAGACCTGAATACAGGGATAGCGATAGAAGATTTTTTTCATTTTTCCAAGAATGCTATAATGATCCTAGAATTATAGGAATATTAAGAGGTAAAAAACGTAGAGAAGGTGCTAGTAGTCAGGGTACTTGTATAGGAACTAAAATAGCTACATTTTCTCCTAATAAAAATTATGGAAACGTTTCACTTAATGATGATTATGCCGAAAAGCTATATCAAAGTATGATATTGATTGGTTTTTTTAATTTGCCTGAATTTTTAAGACCAAGATTAGATTCTAGCGGAACTAATAAAAAGAAGTTGCATTTTATAGAAACTCCCAAAAGAGGAGATAATGGATCAAGAAAAATAGAAGGTTTAAATTCTGAAATAAACTTTATGCCTACTATGCTTAACAGCTATGATTCAACTCGATTATCCTTTTTGTTGGGTGACGAGTGGGGTAAATGGGAAAAAGTTGATATAACTAGGTACTTTGCAGTAGTTAAGGAATGTGTTAAAATAGGAGCTAGAAAAGTAGGTTTTATATACGCCCCAACAACTTTAAACCCTCCGGATAAAGGAGGTAATAATTTTAAAAAATTATGGGAAGGGTCTAATCAATTTGAAGATGGTAAATATTCTACATCTACCGGCATGGTTAAATATTTTCAAAGCGCATATGATGGATTAGATGGATTTATAGATGAATTTGGAAAAAGTGTTATAGATGAACCAGATGAAGAAACATTAAATTTTTTAATTAAAAAACAATTAGAAATACCGGATGTTTCGGAAAGAGTTCCAACAGAAAGTTTGATATTAGGAGCGAGAAAATATCTTGAAGAAGAATACGATAAATTAAAATCGGAAGAACAAAAATCAGATTTTAAGAGAAAATTTCCTATAGTAGAGGATGATATGTTTGATTTTGGAACTAGCTTTTCCCCATTTAACACAGCTAATATAACAAATAGGGAACTTGAATTAAAGAACTTTCCTGTGCCTTTAAGAAAAGGAATTTTAACTCATAAAAAACGTATTTATACAAATAATATGGGTGATGAAGATACCGATTATTGGGTTGATTTTGAAGATAATGAAAATGGTAATTGGTTAATATACTCGCTTCCGAAAGAGCCAAATATGTTTGAAGTAGATAAAGAAAAAAAGATATTAAAAGCTACTAATACTTTAAATATTTCAATAGGAGTGGATACTTTTCGTTTTGATACCACAAAAGAATTGGGATCTATGGGTGCTATATGTGTAGGAAAAAAATTTGATTTGTCTAAATCAACTGGTGAAGAAGGTGGTGAAATAATGGCTTTGTATGTAGGGAGGCCTAAGTTAGTAGAGTTTTTTAATGAAGAAATAATGAAAGCCTGTTTATTTTGGGGAGGCAATGCAACAGTAGAGCATGATGCAGGCCAAGAATATAGAACCTATTTTAGTAATAGAATGAAAAATATTATGAATCTTAATTGTTTGCCATTGCTAGGAAGGAAGCCAAATGAGGCTATCGATCCAAATAGGGAAAATAGTGTAAAAAGTATAACTACGACATCATCAGCAGACCCTTATGTATTTTCAAAACAAATTTCATTAGCTCAGATATATTTTGAAAAATATTGTCATAAAATATTCTTTTTACCAATACTAGAAGATGCTAAAAGATTTAATCCGGATAATCGTACAAAATCGGATATTACAATCTCATTTATGATGTGTTTGTTAAATATGACTGGAGAAACTAAAGCAAAAAGTATAGAAACTAAGACATCTAAAGATAAGTTTATACCTCAATATAAAGTGAAAGGAAGTTTTTCATATTGATTTTAACAAAAAAATGTATCTTTGACGATGTAATTATATCTTATGGAAGAAAAATCTTCTAAACAAATTGTTAATTTTGACGGTTTTGATGCCGCTTTGTCGATGCATTTTGAATCTCCTCATGAGAAACGAAAACTTTCTTATGGGTTAAAACTTGCAAAAAACTTTTGGGGTAATGTTTCAGTTGGTTATAATTCTTATTATGATTTAAGAAATTCCAACTGGGATAATAACAGAAAGTTTTCTGCTGGTAAAATAACCCATGACGAGTTTAAAGACTTATTAGGTATTCAAGGCACTAGATCATTTATCAATATAGATTTTGATATTGCTAAAATATTGCCTAAATATAAAGAGGCTCTAGTTGCAGGATGGATGGATAGGGATGAAGAACCTACTGTAAAAGCAACAGACATACTTAGCGTACAAGTTAAGCAGCGTGAAAAACTTATGGCTAAGTTTAGAATGGCTCATAAAGAGAAAATTGCTGCTGCCGAACAAATGGCCGGAAAGAAATTAGAAACGGGATTTACTCCGGAAGATGAAAATGAATTAGATATTTGGGATAAATTAGAAAATAAACTTCCAGAAGAAGCCTTTTTTAAAAAAACTATTAAACAAATATTTGAAAACAATGATAGCGATGTATTAAAAAGATTAGATCTTTCTGATTTAGTTGAAGTCAATTGCGCTATTTCTAAAATAGAAAAGATTGTATCTTATTCTAAAACTTTAAGTAATAGAATTAGATTAAGAAGATGTAAGCCGGAAAGATGCTTTTATAACATATTTGAAAGCCCTATAGGAAATGATATAAGAATAATTGGAGAGGCTTACCCAATGTCAATATCAGAAGCAAGAAGAAGATTCCCGAAAATAACAGAAGAGCAATGGTTTAAAATAGCTGAAAAAGCTCAAAAAGCCTTGATTCAATCTCAGCCACTAACATGGACAGATAGTTGGATTAATACTCCTACAAGACCTTATGATGATTACTCTTTTATGGTATTTGATTTTGAAGTTAAAACCGTAGATAAAGACTACTATGTAAAGACTGAAAATCAATATGGTAATACAGTAGTAATACCTAAAAAAAGCAAACCAAATCCAACAGGTAAGCAAGAAATAAAGGGAGAAATTATAGATAATGAAAGATATAATATTTATTGCGGAATATGGGCAATAGATACAGAATTTATGATGGAATGGGATGTGGCTTCTAATATGATTAGGCCATATCAAAATGGTGTTGATGCATTTATGAATTACACTATTGTAATGCCAAATGCAGACGGCACTTATCAACCCTCATTGCTTGAAAGAGGTATATCAAATGTTAGAGCAATGGCCTTATACAAGTTGAAGATTTCTCAAATGGTATCTTTAATGAAGGCAGATGGTATTTCTATTGATATAGATGGATTGCAAGCAATAGATTTAGGTAATGGAGAAAAATATGATAAACTTACCTTAAAAAGAGTTTTTGATCAAACAGGCGAAATATGGTGGGATAGTGGAGATACTACGGGAACTGGATTAGAAAGAAAATCAGCACCTCCGATTAATCCTCATTCAAATTCAGCAAATGTAGCTCAGATAAATACTCTTATTCAGCTTTACAATTTTGAATTGCAAAATTTAAATTCGGAATTTGGAGTAAATGAAGATTTCTTAGGTGGGTCTGTTTCTGCAAAAAGAGGAGCAAAAGTTAGCGATAATCAAATAACAGCAGCAAATAAGGCAACAGAATTTTTGTATAGACATTATCTTCTAAAAAGAGAAATGGAAGCTACAAAAATAGGATATATGCTTTGGGATATGATAGTTCTTGAAAGCAATGATTATAAAAAAATGGCAGGTATTAGTTCTGATATGATTGATACCACTTTTGATATTAATTGGAAAATGTCATCTAAATCAGACGATAGAGCTAAACTTGGAGAATATATACAAATTGCCCTTAAAGAGCAAATAATAGGATTAAGCACAGCCGCAAGACTTGGAGAGATTGACGATCATAAAGATGCTATATTGTATCTTGAAAGAATGGAAAAGAAGGCTAGTCAAAGAGCGCAAGCGTCTAAGCAAAATGATATTCAAATGAATGCCCAAATGCAGCAGCAGTCATTACAAATGAAAGCTCAAGCAGAAGCAATGATAGAACAAGCTAAAGCTCAAAGAGAAGCTAGTACGGAAAAAGCTAAAGGAGATGCAAGGGCTTATGAAGAAATGGTTAAAATGGTTAACAATGTAGTAATTAAGTCAATGGAAACAGGTGCGCCAATACCGGTTGAAATATCTGATTTAATGAAAACAATACAAAATAATGTACTTAATCAAAGCATAGTTAAGCCAGCCCAAAAAGAACAAGCCGAGCAACAGGCGGCACAACAACAAGCTCAAGCTCAACAAATGCAATCACAGCAATAAAAATAAAAGTAATTTATGCCTGATGATAAATTAGATAAAGTCGCATCATTAACGGGTAAATCAGAGCCATATAGAACACTTCCTTTAAGTGATTATATTCAGCATACATCTCAGATTGAAGGTGGAGATCCTGATTTTAAAACAATGTTTCCGAAAGAAAAGATGCCCGAATTGCAAAAAAGAAATGAAGATTTTAGAAAAAAATATGGAGAATTTGCGGCAAATAGAGAATTTTGGGGCGATGCATTAATTAAAACAATAGGCACAAGAGGCTTTACTATAGGTTCGTCTATACAAAAAGCGGCAGAAGTAATGAATGTTGATCCAAAAGTTTTATTAGGAAATGCTATGGAAGAAGGGTTTTATAAAACAGCATACGGCAAAAGAGATGCATATCCAGGATCTATTGTTGGTTTAGAAGATTTGCCAAAAGATTATGAAAAATTAAAAAATTATTTACCTGATTATTTAAAAAATAAAATAGAACTACAGGAAAAAAATGGTAGAAAAGTTCCTGTTTTTAAAGATCCGGAAGATATGTTAATAGCTTTAGGCGGTTATTTAAATATGTATAAAGACAAAGTTGAACAGTATTCAAATGATAATAAATTAAAACTTTCTCCTAAAGCGTTAGATTTTTTTACAGCAGCGGCATATAATAGTTCAAAAAATACTGATATTGATAATACTAAAAAAATGATTCAATATTACAATTCAAAGGGATTATTAAAAAATGATAAATTTTTAACAGAAGATAATTTAGCTAAAGATAAATATGGCTCTATATATGAAAATGCAAGAAGGAGATTTGATTCTGTAAATGGTTTATATAAAGAAATTGAATCAAAAAAAGGTGAATTAGAAAAAGTTGCATCATTAAATAAAAGTAATCAAAAATAATAAAATGGAAAATTCTCAATTACAAAAAATAATTGATTTATCTAAAAAGGATAAACAATCGACTGGTGATGATAAAAAAATGGAAACTAAGCCAAATTCAAACGATATAAAGCCATTTGTTAGTAAATCAGGCATAACTTATAATAATCCATTAATAAAAGATGAAAAAACATATTCTTCATTTACCAGTTTATTAGATTCTCATAATAATAATCCATTCCAAACTGCGGAGTATATAGATTCTAAATTCTCATATAAAGTTCATGATCCTAATGAATTAAGAAAAGCTCAAAATGAGCAAGATGCGCAAGAATCAAATAGATTATTTGAAGCATCCGGAGCTAAAGAATCTATATCAGAAATAGAAGATTTTCTTAGATTAGCAGCACAACATAATATAACTTCTGAAAACATAGGAAAATTTGATCCAGGTGCTATATTTCAAGGTATGCAGAAAATGAGAGAAGAAGAGCATAGGCCTAAATATGATCGAATGCATCCTAAATTTTTAGAAGGGGCTGCTAAAATTTTAAAAGATCAAGAGGAAAGAGTAAAAAATGTAAAATTAGGCGATAAAAAAGAGCAATTATCAAATATAAAATTAATTAGCCAAGAAGCTCAAGAAGCTCAAAAAGCAAAAAAATCATAATTTTTTGTTAATTTATAAATTACTCGTAACTTCGTAAAGTAGTTTTAATAAACCTACTAATTAAAATAAACAGTTATGGAAGAAAATCAAGTACCTGAAACAGTAGTAGAGCAAGTATCAGTAGAAGAAGTAGCATCCAAAAGTGGATGGGATTCTTTAAAACCTATAGAAGAATATGTTCCGATTGAGCAGAAAGAAGAAAGCGTAAATAATGCGCAACCTACTCAAGATGCAGCAATAGAACAAAAAATAGAACCATCGTTTAACGAAAACGAATGGTTTAAAACAAAAAGTGGTGGTAAATATGAAAAGTGGGAAGATGTAGAAGCTCTTTTAAATAAGCAAACAGAGGTTGAAAAGCCATCTTTTGCAAACGAAACATCACAAAAAATATATGAAGCTATTTTAAATGGCAAGGAAGATGAACTTGCTGATTATTTTAGCAAAAAACAATTTGTAAAAAACTTAGCTACTCAACCAACAGAAGATGTAGTTAAGGCTTATATACAATCTCAAATACCTTCATTAACGCAACAGGAAGTAGAAAGGTATTATGAAAAGAATTATGGTGTAGATGAAGATAATTATAGTGACGAGATTGATTTAAGTATAGCAAAAAAAGAGGCAGAAAGTAAGTTAGAAAGAGTTAAATCAGATGCATTGAATTATTTCAATAGTCAGTCTGAAAAAGTCCAGTTACCTACTTTTGAGCAACAACAAGCGGTAGTAAATGGTTTTGATGCTGAAAATCCAATTAACCAATCGGTTATTCAGTTTGTAAGCAACAAAGCAAAAGCAATAAGTGACGAAATACCTTTTGAGTATGTTAATAGTCAGAATGGAGCTAATATTCAAGGCAAGATACCCTTAGATACGAAAGCCATCTCTGAATATGAATCAGCCGTAAATGGTAACGTTGCAGCGGTCATAGCAGCTAAATACTTTAAAAATGACGATTTTGATAGTAAAGCGTTCGCTCGTGATCAGTATATTTTAGATAATATTAGCGAAATCCTAAAAGGAAGTGCTGCTAAATCCTACAATGAAGGTGTTCTTTCTAAGATTGCAAAGGACAAAAATATCAGAGTAGATGAGCAGCCTAACAGAACCGGAGCTTCTCCTAATACATCTCAAAATTTAGAGATGGCAAGAGAATATAAGTTCAGAGGATTCCCGTTAGATTTTATCGAAAGCAAATTCGGAGTTAGTGCCGATCAGCTTTAAGGTATTAGTACACCTTTGTGAAAACATTAAAGTCCTAAATTTTAATAGAGTTTATTAAACCTCTCGCAAAATCTATTAAAAAATTTAATAAATATTAAAAAATGGCAACAACAAGTCCAGCATACAGTCAGGGTTCGATTGCTACCTCGCAGTTCAATTCACCCATTTTGTTTAATGATCTTAACTCAAATGATAGATCATATTTTAAAGATTTAGTGTACAAGTTCGGTGACGAAAAATTGTACTCTATGGTATTAATGGCAATGCAGCAGTTCGTTGATACGACTAGCACAGATAACCATACTTTCTACCACTATGAAAAAAGACAATCTTTCCCTTCATTCGCAGTTCAATCTAACGTTACTGGTGGCGCTTCTATCACAGTTACAGTAGGTGCTAATGACTACTATGAAGCAGGAAACCGTTCTCCTATTCGTGCAGGTGAAACTATGTTGTTAGCTTCAAGCAACCAATTAGTTCAAATCGTTTCTGTAAATACAGCAACTCCAAATGCTCATACAGCAGTTATTGCTTCTTTAGATGGTTCTACTATCGCATCAGCAGGTTCAGGTAACGTTCTTGCAGGTGATTTATTACTTTTCAGAGGTGCTACTAACGTTGGTGAAGGATCTACTATCTTAAATGGTATTTCTCCATTATGGGATAAGATTACCAACACTATCACAGAACATCGTGATGATTTCACTATTACCGATATTGCTCACATGGAAAAGCAAGAGGTAAGAGTAGCTGAAAATGGTCAGCCTTACTATCGTGATATTGCGGTTGATGAAGTGAACAAGCGTTGGTTGGCTCAACAGTTCTGGAAAATCATGGAAGGTGTCCCTGTAACTGCAAGTGGTTTAAATGCTAATATTGGTGGTGGTGCTACTAATGGTACTAAAGGTGTTATTCCTTTCGTAAAATCAGCAGGTTCTACAGTTCAATATACAGCAGGTGCGCCTACAATCGGAGATTGGCAATCATTGGTTCGTCAATTGAAATATTATGGTGGTGCTTCTACTTACCATGTACTTTGTGATACTTTGTCTAAACAAGCTCTTGATAACTTCTTCTTCACTCAATTCCATAACACTTATGATATGGTTGATTGGAAGCACTTAGGCGGTAACAAAGAAGCAGCAGTAGCTTATGGTTTTGATGCTTTCCGTATTGGTGGTATTACCTTCGGTTTGTATGATAACCCTCAGTTCACAACTAGCCAAGTTTACAAAAGACCTACTACAATCTCAGCAGGTTACGATAACTACGCTTTGGCTATCCCTCAGCGTCAAAATATCGGAAGAAACGGAGAAAGTTTACCTTCATTGCAATTAGTATGGCAAAAACAACCTAATGGCGAGAGAGTTACTACTTTTGAAACTGGTGGTTTTGCTATGCAAAATAAAACAACAACAATGAACCGTACATTTACACAAATAGGTTACTATGGTGTACGCGTATTCGGAGCAAATGGTTTCGCTCAATTCGTTGGTGTTTAGTAGTTAATTATATATTAAAAAGGAGCGGCACTAATATTAGTGCCGTTTTTTTTATAAAAAATTTAATTATTATTAAGTATATACATACATTTGTGTATTACTTAATAATTAAAAAATAAAATCATGGCAAAAAGTCAACCTGCTAAAAAATCAAATGACACAAAGTTTGCAGAAGCAATGCAAAAAGAATGGAAAACTAGACCTGCTACAATGGAAAAATATGGCAAAACAGCTACAAAGTCTGTTGTAAAGTCTAAGAAACCTTAAAATTTATTTGATTCATTTTTCTAATAAAAAAGCCATCTTAATTAGATGGCTTTTTATTTATTTTATAGCTTTAACGGTACATCTTATATTATCGGAATATATAACTTCCATTCTATTAAATCCTGCGTATATTAAAGCATTTTCAAGTCCTTTTAAGTTGGGATACCAAAAATTAGTCGAATCGTTATCGAAACCATTATTAAACTCCCATACACTTTTATTCCCATAATCATTTTGAGATATAGCAGTTTCTATTAAAGAATACTCCTTAGTGCATTGGCTTAATGCTTTAAGTTCGGTTATTGGATTTTCTACATGATATAAAACTCCATAATAAAGTGTAATATCCCATTGATTTGTTTTGTAATAATCTTGTAAACTAAATTTATAAAAATCTACCTTACTATTTAAAACAGTACGAGAAAATTCAAATCCATCAGTACCTCTTTCAAAATGACTACATCCTTGTAATGGATCTATACCACTAACATTACCTCCTCTTTTTTCTGCAAGAAAACTAAAATACCCATCCCAGCAGCCAATATCCAAAACAGTTTTACCTTTTAAATCTAATGGCATACCAAATCTATTGTTTGCTATATTTTCGGTACAATGATTAACTTCTCCCTTTGTAGTATATACAAGTCCATCATCAGATGTTAAATCAATAGAATGCCACCATTTAATTAATTCTGCTTTTTCTTTAATTTGTTCGTAAGTCATTGTTACTTGTTTAATTTTTTAAAATAATATTCCAAACTTGGTTGATGGTAAAAATCATATCCATTTTTACCATATGGTATGCAATTGGGAGCAAAATCACATAATTCTAGTATTCTTGGTATTTTCATCGCCTCCGATATGTTATAAACAAAACTTTGATTACCTATAAAAAACTTGCAAGAAGCTAATATGTTAGTTAATTCTAAAAAATTATTTATTTTAAGATAAGGTATATCTAATTTCCATTCTTGACAAAATAATTCATGTTCATGCTTAGTGCCTGTAAATAATAATTTATCTTGATAATCTTTAAGAAAAAAATAATTAAGTTGGGGGTTTCTATATCTCTGAGTTCTATTTATTATAATAGTATCCTTATAAGATTCATCATAATCTGTATTAAATATCCATTTCTTACTTAAATCGCAAGCCAATTGAGGGTAAACATAAAAATACCATCTTTGTATAGATCCAAAAGGCATATTAACTCTATATCTTCTTATATCATCTAAATTTATATCTATGTCCTGTCCTTCATACTTTTCAAAAGAGTTAATGTAAGGTTGCGCTTCTATTAATGGTTTTAACATATCAAACATAGGATTATTCATAGAAACCTCCACTCCCTTGTCATTTTTAGTAGGATGAACTGCTCCTTGATAATATTGAGCCTCCTGGCCTATTCTTTGGTAGTAATTAGCCTTTTTATTCTTATCATGGGCTAATTGTTTAACTCCTGCCAAACTAGCTATTAAATCACCTGCATTTGCGCTATGTTTGTATTTTGTAATTTTTGTTAATTCTTTCATAATTTTTATTTATCTTTGTTTCATTAAATTTTAAGTTTTATGGCAAATACTTTTAAAGTAAACGTTTATGAAATTGGTGGATTACCAAGAACAGCTCAAATGACTGTATTCCCTACAACTGGATTTATCGCTCAACCTTATGTTGGTGGTAACAGTTCATTGTATGGTGAATTAATGATTGTTGCAAGCGGTCAAGTTTACGGAGTAGTTGAAACCCCTTCTGCATTACAGGCTTTAGCCGGATAGTAGAAAAAACCAATTTGCACAAAAGTATAGCCCTAATAGGGCTTTTTGTGCTACTGTCTATTCCTAAGTTCAAGCGGAGGTAATGCCCTTTGTGTTTCTTGTTTAATATCTTCATCATTAAGTCCCAACTTCCCTTTTAACCATTCCTGAGCTTCTACCATTTCTCTGTATCCTTTTTGCAAGGCCAAATAGTTAGTAAAAGATTTATCACCTTCTTTAACATCTAATACAAAACTATTAAGACTTTTAGCCATTTCGTGCAATTTTCTATTATTAGCATAAAACATAGCTACTAATCCATCAAAACTTTCAAGAATATTAATTCTTTCTATAAGTTCTTCTTTTGACATATCATTAAGAGTACGCTTTACGGGTACATCTGATATATCCATATCTTTTATTTTTGCCATTGCACAAAACTATATATTTTTTAGTTAAAGAAAAGCTAATTATGGTATTTATTGTGTAAATGCTCTATATATTTGTGTTTTAAATCAAAAATCATGATAATATACTTTTTAGAACAAAATGAAAGCGGAGGACTATCTTTTTACCAATGCTTAATGAAAGATAGGCATCAAATATGGAGTAAATATCCAAAAGCCAAAGAAATAAGTAAACAATTATTTTTAAAATTAAAAGAATTATCTGAAATTAAAAAACCATAAATATGATAAGTCCATTAGATCAAAATGTTTTAATTAAACCTGAGCCAATTACCGAAACAAAACTTACTAATATTGTATTTACAAATCCTAAGCCAGCTACAAGAAAAGGAGAAATCATATCAGTAGGGAAAGATGTAGAATGGTTAAAAAAAGGGGATATAGTTGTATTTGTACCAACTAACACAGTAGAAACAGATGGATTATTCTTGGTAGATGCTTCTTTAACAGGTAAAATACTATTTAAATACAATTAATATGAAATCGATAAAAGGAAGAATGATAGTTAAATTTGATTTACATCAAAAAGATAAAGTAACTTTTGGAACTTTAAAATTATATGTACCAAATAGAGCTGATGTTAATGAAAATATGAGAGAAGGATATCCAACTCTTTCAACGGTTGTGGATGGCGGAGAAACTGAGTTAAAAGAGGGAGATGTTATAGTAAGTGAACATACACTACTTGAAAATACGGGTCAATGGATTGAAAATATAGATGGAATAGTTACAATGTCTATACCAATAAAATCAGATGTAGTTATATATGGTAAAATAGATGAAAAAGGAGATGTAATTCCGTTATTCGATAATTTAGTATGCGAAAGAATACAAGAAGGATTTTCAAGTAGTATTATTATAACTCCAGATATTTATAAAAAAGTAGAAAATAATAAAGCTATAGTATTAAGAGTTAGTAAAAATTCAGATATTAAAGAAGGTGAAAAAATAGTTTATTATAGATATAGCGATTACGAATTGGTTTATTTTATTGATGGAATAGAAAGAAAGGCTATAATGGTAAAAAGATCCGATATAGTAGGAATTGAAAAATAGATAAAATATTGTCAAAATTCCGTAACTTTGATGTATGACAGTCGATTATTGTTATACTTATTTGCAATTTATAGCAAGAAAAAACCAAATTGCGCAAATAACTCCAACGGAGTTCCAATTTGCTATAAATAAGGCGCAGCATGATTATTTTGATTTTCTATTAGGTCATATAGAAAGTTTTAGATACAACGATGCTACTCCTAAAGTAGGATTAGGTATGAGTAGTAAAATATCTAATGATTTATCTCCATTTAAGGTAAATGGTACAACAATATCTGTAGTTTCCGGAGTAGCTCCATATCCAACCGGTTTTCAATACTTAGCATTAATAACAGATTTAAATAATAAAAAAATAGAGTGGATAAGTGATGATAAACTTCCTGCAAGATTAAATGATCCTATTGATAATTATTTAGATAGTGGTAAATCTTTTTATAATGAAATTTCAACAGGATGGGCTATATACGGTGCGGCTGCCTCATCAAGTGTAATAGTTAACTACTATGTTAAACCAAATGATTTAGTTTGGGCTTACAATATTGTATCAGGAAGGCCTGTTTATACACCAACAGGAAGTGTTCAGCCGCAATTCGATAGTGTAGCTATGGAAGAAGTTTTAGGAAGAGCAGCAAGGATATTAGGATTTAGCTTTGAGAAAGAAAATTTAGTACAGCTAGGAGAATCGGCTATAAATAGAGGTGAGTAATGGTAGTAAAAATAGATAGTAAACTAATAAAAGCAGTCGATTATTTTGGTACTACTATGATAATACAGTTTGTTAGAGGTGGTATGTATAAATATTACGATATACCACAAGATGAATATGATGGATTTATAGATTCGGATTCAAAAGGGAATTATTTCAGGCAGTATATAAAAGATAATTACAGATTTACTAAAATAATATAATGAGTACATTAGTAGGTAATATAACATGGGCTAAAGCCATTAGAAGGATTAACCGAAGGATAATGAACGGTTATCCATCTATTGCATCTACTTTGTCTGATAATGAAATAGAACTATATCTAATAGAAGCTATTGCTACTGTTATGATACAGGAAGCTAATACATCAATGCAAATTGAAGGAGTTAGGTCTATTCATGAAGGTTTTATTACTACATACAAGATAACTACTATAACAAAAGATAATACAACTGGATTCTATACGGTTACTTTGCCACATCCTCCTATTGGTATGCCATTAGGATTAAGTATTATTTCTCCATATTTTGCATCAAGTGGTCAAATTTCATTTCCATTAATAGCGGTTCATCCAAATCAAAGAGGAATATATAATCAAATGCCAACTCCGAATTATGGTATTTATTATTGGGTAGAAAATAATACAATGTACTTAGATGGAAGAGGAGTAATAGTTTCAGGATTGGGTACTTTATACATACCAATGCCAAGTCCTAGACCTGCTACTAATAATGATACTGATCCAATTAATCTGCCGGATGAAGCAATGTCAATGGTTTTTGATATGGTTGTTACTAAATTAACAGCCAGGTTGCAGACACCACAAGATAATTTTAATGATGGTAATTATAACCCTGAACAAAAAGAAGGATAATGTCAGCAAATATAAATCAATACATAAAGTTAAAAGATATTGTGCTTTCTTACATAGAGGAAAGCAAGCAGAATGATTCCGCTTTTTTAAGATTATGGCGGTTAGCATTTAGAGCCTTTAAGCAAATGGGATTAAATTCTTTTTGGGCAGTAGAAACAGTTCAAATTAATCTTAATCCGAATAAGACAGCAACATTACCTGATGATTATATAAATTGGGTAAGTGTAGGATTATTTAATGATAAAGGTGAATTTACAATACTTAACGTAAATCAGGATTTAACTACTTATAAAGACTTATCTCCCAATAGATTGTCTGATATAGCATCTCAAGTTGGTTCTACATTAAGCGATTTATTAGCAAGTGATCTTATAGATGATAATAATATTCTTGGAGATGGCAATGGCTATCCTTATCCTATATTTGGAGCGGGTTCTAAATTATTAACAAGCGGAGATTGTAGAGTTGATAATGTTAATAGAGTAATATTGTTAGATCCTAATTTTCCATATTCGACAGTTGTATTAGAGTATTTGAGTAGCCCTCAACAAAATGACGATTATCAAATACCGATGCAATTTGAAGAAGCTATGATTAGCTATCTTAGATGGATGGATAGATATTCTGTTCCTGCAACATCTAAAGGAATGGCATCTCAAAATCAAGCATATGCTTCTCAGTTTGCTTTTCAGCTAAAATTAGCTAAGAAAATGTTTAAACCTGTAAGGTTACAAGAATTAAATTTACAAGCAAGATTAGCTCAACGTTACGCAGTTAAAGGATAAAATATGGCAATATCACAATTACCAATATCGGGAATGATGGATCTTGACACTCCAAATGAAGTTTGGCAGAAGGGAAGGCATGGTTATGCTAGAAATCTTGAATTTTATGGTAATGCAGGTAATTATAAAGCGCAGGTTAAATTAGGTACAACATTGCATTCAAATTCATTTTTACCTACTGCCGGAGTTAATAATATAATAGGTGGAAAATACGATGCTATTAATAAGAGAATTATTTATTTTAACTACAATTCTTTAGGATATAATGGTATTTATATATTTAATACATTAACTGAAACTTTTCAAGTATTAGTTCAAGCATATACAAATTCATCTATTGATTTTTTAAATTTTACCGCTACTAATCCAATTAGTTCAATAGATATAATATATGGAGATCCATATTCATCTTCTTCTGATACAGGAGGTGATTTATTGACATTTGCAGATAGTTTAGGAAGACCTACTAAACTTAATATAGATAGATATTTGGCCGGTGTTTATACAAATATAAGCAGGGATTTTATTGATTTGGCAAAAGCGCCTCCTGTAATGCCTATAAAATGTACTTACGAGAATGATAATACCGTAACTGTAAATAATTTATTAAATTCATTATATCAATTTGCATATACTTTTATTTATGATGATAGCGAAGAAAGTGTATTAAGCTCAGGAAGTATTACTCCATTACCGGCAATAACATTTAGTGCAATAAATACAACAGATAAGACAAAAAGTGCAAGAATATCACTTTATATAGAAACGGGTGATGTAGACGTAAAAAAAATACGAATATATGGAAGGCAAACTAAGAATGGATTAACAGGCGGGTGGTTTATTATAGATACAGTAGATAAATCGTTTTTTAGTATAGCATCTAATTCAATATATAGATATATTTTTAAAAATGATGGTATATATATTACCGCAGATCCTAAATTTACTGTTTTATTGCAAGATTACGTTCCTCAACAAGTAAATACACAGGCTTTATTAGACGGAAATACAATGGCCTATGCCGGTATAACGGAAGGATATGATTATATAAAATCTAATTATACGATAACAAAAACTAATGCAGCGCCAACATTATTTACAATAAATGGTGTATTATTTTTTGCATATCAACCAATTAATAGCAATAATGTAACTATTTATCTTACAGGTGTAGGAACAAATGATGGAACAACAGGATTACCTACTACCTTAGATGCGCCTCCATTAAATTTAACAGTAAGAGCAAAAGTAGGATCAACGGATACAAGTTTTAGTATAACAAATTCATTTGAAACTAATATAGCATCAATACTTTCTGCATTACAATCAGCAGCAGTTACAGCAGGATGGACTGCAGTATCTTCTACATCAAATAGTATAACTCTAAGTTTGACTAATGTAGTGTTACAATCTTCTTATATTTATCAACAAAATGATGCATTAGCTTTAAATCAAGAATTTGCTCATTATCCAAACTCTAGTTATTCATATGGAGTAGTTTATTTTGATAGCAAAGGAAGAACTAATGGTGTTATTACAGATGTTGGTGCAAATGTTAATACATTAGATTATGCAAATTCTACAATAAATCAAATATCTGTTTATTTGTATGGATTTTATCCTCCATCATGGGCTTCTTATTATCATTTAGTAAGGACAAATACACTTACTTATAATAAGTATTTATGGTGGGTTTCAAATGGCGCATATAGTAATGTAGGTCAATATGTAGCTAATCAATATGCTTACATAGGCATAAGTAATATATATGACTATAATCAACAATTAGAATCTGCTGATAATGTTGTTAATTATGGTTTTTCACAAGGAGATAGAGTTAAAATAACAGGTGTTTATAATGTAGCAGGAACTCTTACAAGTTTATCATACGATTATGAAATACTTAACGTAGTAGTTAATCCAATGCTTAACGGATTAGAACAAACAGGTACTTTTATACAAATTAATTATCCTACAGCAGATATAAGTAGCACTTTTAAATTTGATGGATCTCCTGATTTTCAAAATTATCAAATACTTATATATTCACTATCTGAGCATTCTCCGGCAACGGCAACTACAAATAGTAATGTATATTACGAAATAGGACAACAATATAAAATAGGATACAATCCGGGTACGGGTAAATTGTATCATATGGGTAATGTAGGTGATGATACAGTTCAATTATCGGATGGTGATGTATTTTATAGGACTAGATCAGTTCCTACAGGAGCTACTTATTATTTACCTGCCGGTAACTATAAATTTGGTAATCAATTTTCTACATTTTTAATAAATTTTAATAACTCATCTAATGCTGTAACTACATCTCAGTATGTAATAGGTCAGCAAAGCAATAGCGAAGCGCCAGGTAATAATACTCCGGCTATGATACCTGGAGAGTACCCACATTATTCAGATAATGCATTATTTAATAACACAAGTTCAGGGTCTTTATCCATAAGAGTTAGAGGACAATATGTTTTAACTTTAGCTGCAAGTTTAGGTAGTGCTACCACTTCTGGAATTTACATTAAAATGGTTAATTCTAGCGGTACTGAAAAAGTATTAAAAATAGTACCAGAGCAAAAAGTAACACAAGTAAATACAGACTATCCTTATGATTTTGATGCAACAATACAAGTTCCTGCAGGATATAAAGCATTTATAATAGTTAGTAACTTAACTCAAGCGCCAGATTTTTCGGGATTGCCTGATTTGTGGATTAGTCAATTCACCCTTAGATTAGATGTTCTTACAAATATTTCTATAAATGTATATGATTCATCATTTAGTGATACTTATAAATTAATTACTAATAATGATTCAAGAGTTCAAATTCAAGATAGAACAGCTCAACAGCAATTTAATAGCACTTTATTTAGATTTGGTAATCCATACGTTACAGGAAGTACAATAAATAATATAAACAGATTCTATCCAAATAATACAGATGAATTTGATAAAAGTTATGGTAGCGTAGTTAGGATGAAGCAACACGCAAGGCAATTAAGGATATATCAAGAAAGAAAAGTAGGTACAGTAGGTGTTTATTCTAATTTTATAAAAGATGTATCAGGGACAGGTAATTTGATTACTACAGATGCTATAATAACTCCTAATAATATACAATATTATGATTTCGATGGTGGATTAGGTAATCAGCCGATGGGATTAGTTAGTAATGGATTTGTTGATTATATTCCAGATCCGGTAAAAGGAGTTATATGGAGATTAAGTCAAGACGGAGGAGTTCCAATATCTGAAATGTATAAAGTTCAATCATGGACTGGCGCTTATTTGCCTACATTTTTGAAAAATAATACATATCTTTATGGTGGATATTGCAAGATAATTGGTGTATGGAATACTAAGAAAGACCATTCAAGTGAATATATTTTATGCGCACAAGCAGGAACAACGTCTTATGGAGATACTTTAATATTTAATGAGCAAGATAATGCATTTAGATGTTTTGTTGATTTTAATCCTGATTTTATGGTATGTGCGGAAAATAGGTTAGTAACTTTTTCTAACGGTAAGTTATACATACATGATAATGCCACTAATTATAATACTTTTTATGGCAATACTTATCCTGCATCTATAACAATGGTTTGTAATGATGGACAAAATGCTAAAAAGGAATTTACAGGATACGGATATAATGCAAATGCGAAATGGAGTGCGCCTTATGATGGAGATGTTACTACAGCAATAGGTCAATTATCAAACATAATGACTTCCGATATGAATGAAGAAGGTGAAGGAATGTATTATGGTAGTTTTTGGGGAGCGGATGATGGGGCTAATGGTGTAATAGATGGATCTAAATTAAAAGGAGTTTGGGCATCTATTAAACTTAGTATAAACACAAGTGCATTTACTTATATTCAAGGAATATTTATGAGATACTTAAATAGTCAAAAGAATTTTTAATATGACAGAAGATATAGCTATAGGAACTTTAGATATTCAGGCAAGAATAGATGAATTGGAAGTGGCTATGCAAGATTTTGAATCTGTAGATTGCCCATTAATTCATACCTTTACAGATGGAATGTATAGGAGGCAAATTACAATGCCAAAAGGTTCTTTGATTACAAGTAAAATACATTTAACAGAACATCCATTTGCTATAACAAAAGGATCAGTTTGGGTAAGAATAAATGCGGATGATTGGGAATATTTAGAAGCTCCTTATAATGGGATTACTAAACCTGGAACAAGGAGAGTTTTATATATAGAAGAAGAATGTATTTGGACTACATATCATTCAATACCATTCATAATGGGAGAAGATGATAATTTAGATGAAGAAAACAAGTTAAAAATGGTAGAACTTATTGAAGATATAATACTTGATAAAAGAGTAAATCCATTATTAGAACAAAAACAAAATTTATTATTATGAGTTTTATAGCAGCAGGTGTGTCATTAGGAACAGCAGCAATATCCACAGTTGTGGGACTTAGTGAAAAAGCCAAAGCTAAAAGATTGGCTGAACAAAATGTTAGACCAAATAAGCCAATAAGTCCTGAAATGCAGGAAAATGTACAATTAGCTAAAGGATTAGCTAATCAAGGTATGCCTGCTCAACAATATACACAAGCAAAGCAAAATATACAACAAAATCAAGCAGCTACATTAAATGCTGCAATGGCTAAAAAAGGAGGTGCTGCAAATGTGGGTGCTATACAAGCTCAAACAAATCAAGCATTAAGCGGATTAGATACTCAATCTGCTGCAATGAGAGTTCAAAATGTACAAAATTTAATGCATCAAAATCAAGCATTAGCCGGAGAAAAAGAAAAAGCATGGCAATGGAATAGCGCTATGAAATATGAAGAAAATGCAGCGGCTATTAGAGCGTTAAATACGGCAGGAAATGCTAATATTAATCAAGCTATTAGTCAAGCAGGAAGCGCTGCCGGATATGCAGCACAAGGATTAAAAACAAATCCTAATGCATCTCAGGTAGGTACAAACACTCAAGTAGGTACGGGCGAAACTATACAACAAATGAATCCTCAAACGCAATTTAATACAAACTTTGATATTAGAAATAAAGAATTTAATAGCGCTTTTTATGATCCAAATCAAGGCATAACACCAGCAGCGGGGTCTTTTTCACCATATCCTACAACTTTAATAAATGGTTCACAACAAGTAGGTTAATGGAATTGAAATAAAATTAAAAATTTAATATTATGGATGGATTAAATATAGCTACTAAGGCAGGTGAATCACAAGCAAATGTATTAGATTGGAGTGGATTAAATAATAATATAAGTAAATTGTATGAAAGAAGCATACAAAGGGCTAAAGATGTTCGAGATACTTATGATAAAACAGCGTCTATATATGGGCAAATGGCCGGTAAAGTAAGACCTAATGACTTACCATTATTTACAGAAAAGTATAATAAATGGAAAGATGCGGAAATGCTAAAAATGACACCGGAAGTTCAAAAAGATAATAAAAAATATGCACAAGCAGCTCAAGAATCGGCAAAATATTTTGCTGAAATGCAGGCTGAATATAAAGGAAGTACATCATTTACTGAACAAGGATTAGATAGAACTAAGCAATGGGCTACAGCAAAAGGATTGGGATATATACCTTCTAAAAAAGTTGAAGAAATAAATGATTTAGCTGCAAAATCAACATGGAGAGATGGTATGAAAAATGGATATTATGATGTTACGAATTGGATAGCGCCTAAGATTAATTTTCCTTTTGAATCTATTAAAAAATATATGACAGATCCTAAAGGTGGATTTGAAATGAACAAAGAAATAGAATCAAAAACTCTACCTGATGGTAAAATACAAAAACAATATGTAACCGGATATAGAAATGTGTCTAAGTTATTTGAAAATGCTTCCGAATTAATGAAGGCATCTCCCGATGATAAGACATATGGAGGAGTTCATGAATATTTTTCAACGCAGTTTAATGAATTAAGTAAAACACAGCAAGGACAAAACGAAATAATTAATACAATAAACCAGGCAAATGCTTTATTGCCAGCAGAACATCAAATGCCCATTAATGAAGAACATTATGGAATAGCATCAATTGCTCTTAAATATAAGCCTGAAATAGAATTAAGGGGAGAAGCGAAACCTACTTATGAACAAAAATTAAAAGATAGAGATAGAATTTATAAAGAACATAGAATATATGCTCAACAACATCCTATTGCATCATTAGTGCCATCAGCAGCAGTAAACCCTATAAATGATTTATTTGATACCACGATAAAAAATGGGCAAATAGTTCAATTTAAAAAAGGAGGTCAAACTATTGAAGGATATTCGATAACTGATCCCAATATTATAAAAAACACACCGGTTTCGATTGAAGAAAGAGATATTAAAAAAGGAACAACAGAAAGAGTAGATAAACAGCCCGATGATTTAATATATAATCCTAATACGCACGAAGTTCAAGCTATTAGGTACAAAAGAACTGCCACAGGAAAAATAGATAAAACACAGGATGTAGATGTAGCTACTAGAACAGTACCTTATGATGAAATAGCTAAATACTATACAAAGACTACTCCTAAGAATGAAGCAAGAGTAGAAAAGATAACCAAAGGAGCTAAACCAGCTGAACAAAAAAAATTGACAGGAAATAAAGCTCAATTTGAAGAAGCTGCTAAGAAAAAAGGTTTATCTTCGGCAGATTATAAAAAGACATTAGAAAAACAAGGATACATAGTAGAAATAAATTAAAGTTATGCCAGACAAAAATCCTTTTGATATTGATTTGAAAGATACTAAATCTGAATCAACAAATCCTTTCGATATTGATGTTCCATTAAAAAAAAAAGATGGTGGAAAAGAATCAGTTTCTACTACCACTCCGAAGATGGATATGTCTTTTTTGGAATCAGGTGGGAAAACTAGCTTAATAAGAGGGGATATAGCTGGATACAAGGGAGTTCCAAGACAAACTGCAAATGAACCCGAAAGAATAACTCAATTAGAAGCAGCAAAAAAAGAATTTAAAGAAAAATCATTAACTAATACTGCTCAAAGAAGATTATCCGCAAAAGGAATTAAGCCTACCGATGGTAATATTCAGTTAGAAAAAGAAAGTTTAAAAAAAGATTTAGATAATGGTAGTGTTGACTTTGTCATAGATGATAAAGGCCAACCTGCATTGGGTAGAGTTCCTAAATTTCACGAAGCAGCGGTAAAGGGATTTTTTGATGTAGTTTCAAATATTTCTGATGATATTGATTTAATGGTAGCCAAAAGAAAAGGCAAAAAGGAATTAAATGAGGCATTCAAGAATATTGAAAATAGAAAAGAATTAGAAAACAATCTTTCTGGCAATGTTTGGAATATGATGAATGTTATAGATCCAACTAAAATGTCAGCAGCTATAGTTGTAGATGCTATAAGAGCGCAAAAAGAAGGATTGCCAAGAGCAGAGCCAAGTACAATTGGTAAGATTGGTGAAATGGCAGGACAAGTAGTTCCTTATATTTTAACAACAGAATTAGGTATTGTGCCTATGGCTACTATGGCTACAATGCAAGCATTACCGGAAAAAGCTACAGAATTATATTCTAAATATAAAAAACAAGGCCTAAGTGATGAAGATGCAGCAGAAAAAGCTACAGATAATGCTCCTTTTCAGGGCTTTCCTACTGCATTAATGAATTTATTATTAATGAAAGGTGGAGGAGAAAGCGAAGCATCAAAAAATCTATCTCAAGCCTTATATGGTTTATTGAAAAGCTCTACCAAGATGGGGATTAAAGGCGCTGGTGCAGAAGCCGGAACAATAGCAGCAGAAGCAATTCAAGGAGATAAGCCAACTGATATTTGGAATAGATTAACAAATGCTTATGGTAATTGGTTTAAAATGGATTTTACACAAAGGGGATTAATGGAATCTTTTAATCTTCCTAAGTATATCAGATCAGCAGTTAAGGAAAATGCAATACAGCCTGAAATAAATTCATTTATACAACAAGCAATTAAAGAAACCCCAAATAGTAATAATATTGTAAATGATTTAAATAAATATCAAATAGCAAGAGAAAAGGTTGCTAAATATACTCCTACTGATATTATGCACCATGTATCAGGATTGCAAGAAGCTATTGATAATGGTACTGCTAAATTAGAAGAAATAAGGAAAGATAAAACCATATCTCCCGAAATAGTTAGTCAAGAAGAAACGGCCTTACAAGAAAATATAAGAAAGCAATCCGAAATGCTTAAAACGGGAAGAGGAAATGATTATGAAGTAGATGAAGTTACAGGCCAAAAAGCAGGAGAAGAGTTATCTATATCAAGACATTCTGAAATTCCAAGAGAAGCATATGGTACTGAAAATGAAGTAATCACTCCAAAAGGAGAATCTGATGCAGCACAAGTAGGCGAATCATTGCCAAAAGGTACTAATGTAGTAACATCTGATATGCCTCGTTCAATACAAACAGGTGAAATAATTGCTGAAAAAACAGAAGGCAAATTAGAGCAAGATCCATTAATTAGAGAAAGAGGTGAAAATGAATCTCCAAAAGATTTAGCAAAAAGAGTTCAAGAAATAAAAGATAAATATGAAAATAGAAGAGATACTCATATAGTAACTCATGGCGAAGTTATGACAATGATGGATGCTGTAGATAAAGCAGGAGGAGATTTAGATAAGGCAGTGCAAATATTTAATAGTGAAGAAAGTAAGTCATTTGATAATAATGAAGTATATCAAAAACCGGAAGTATTAAAAGAAGAAATAGTACCAAAAGAAGAAAAGACTTTTGCTCAAAAAGATTTAGACAGAGCAGAAGCTAAGAAAATCCATGCTAAGGTTAAAGATATGGAAGTTCCTACAAGTGCTGAACAAATAGCTTTAAGATATATAGCAGAAGATGGTAAAATAGGCAAATCTGTAATAGATGAAATAGCAGGGTCAGTTAAAAGAGCTACATTGAATACAGGAGAAAGAGAAAAACTTTCACAGGAAGTTAAATCAAAAGGATTTTATAGTCCAAAAGAAGAAAAAAGCCTTAGTAAGATTGCTCATGATTTATGGAAAAAAAGTGGCCAAGAAGTTTCAGAAATTGATATTAAGGATGCCTTAATGGATGCTATTAATTCTCATAATACAAGACTAGAGGCTGGTAAATCTTATTTAGAACAATATAGTCCAGAATACGCAGAAGAGCAATATTATAATAAATTAGCGGAAGAAAGAAAGGCGGAATTTGAAGCAGAACAAGATGAATTAGAAAATCAATTAAGAAGTCCATTAGATGAGCAAATAGAAGGAGAGGCATCAGAAGAACATTTAAACAATTTAATACAACAATATGAAGCAGAGTATGAAGCAGAAAATAAACAGTCTTCCAAAGGAGGTGAGGGAGAAGTTACTAAAGAGATTGGCGGCGGAACAAGTGGAGAAGAAGATGAAGAAGGCTCAGGGGTAGAACCGCCAAAGCCTCCTAAAGAAAAACCTCAAGAACCAATGAATTTTGGATCTTGGACAAGAATTAATATAGCCTCATTAGGAGAAGTTAAAGAATCTTTTAGGAGAGTAGGCATAAGTTGGGATGCGAGAAAAGAAAGTGCAATGGAAGATTTAGCAGATAAGGCTAAATTAACAGGAAAAACTTTATTTGAAACAGCTAAATCAAGGATGGATGATTTATTTAAAGGTTTTAGCGGCAAATTTGCAGGATTAGTAAAAACAGCACCTAAGTTTAATATAGATGATCAAATACAGCTACATTTCTTAAAATTAGCTACAGAGCAAAGCATTTCCAAGATAGCAGATTTATTAGATAAAGATGTAGATAATACATTTCTTTTATCAGAAAGGGATAGATTATTAAATACATTAGATCAAACTGCAAGCGTATTACAGGCCATGAGAAGTGAATCAGGGGTAGGATTAGCATATGGTACAGTAGAAGCTATGCTTAGTCCTGAAAATGGACTACAGGTTAGAAGAATGCAAATGATGAATAATTTAGGAGTAAATGAATTAACTCCTGAATTACAAAAATTCACATCTGATACCTGGCAGAAAGAAAAAGAATTATTAGAAAAAGAAAATAATTTAAAAGAACAAAAGTTAAAGGAAGATTTTGAAAATACAATTAAGGATTTACAAAATCAATTAAAGAAGAAGTCCGAAACAGAAAAGCCTAAAACAGGAATATTTAAAGAATCTGGCGAGAATTTAGCAGCAAAACTTAGAATATTAGGCGAAAAGGCTAAAAAATCTGATTTTGGTAAAGCTAAAGGCATAGAAGGTGCGCAAATACAAGGTGTATCTGTAGATTTTAACAAATTTGCCGGTGAAGCACTAATAAAAATAGCAGATGCAGTAGAAAAGGGGGCTGATTTGTTAGATGCTATTTCTGAATATGTTAAAGAAACATTTAAAGGACAAGAAGCAAAATCATTTCAAAGAGATTTAATAAGATTTTTAGAAGGTCAAGGTAGCAGAGAAGATGCTTTATCTAAAATAAAAGGCATAGCAAGTGAAAAGGGTGTTGATTATATACATCCTGATATGGTGACTAAAAATATGATTAAAGACTATGTAAATTCATACATAGGAGAAGTGCCAGTAAAGGAAGTTTTAACATCAGCTACAGAAGGATTAAAAGAAGTATTTCCTAATATATCAGAAGATGAATTGAGAAGTGCTTATTTAAAGAAAGGGGCATTTGAACAGCCAACAAAAGCAAAGGCTAAGTCTATCCTTACGCAAACTAAAGAAACATTAAATTCTATCTCTAAGTTAGAACAGGATATTTCTGATTTAGAAAAAGGTGTAAATATTATTTCAAAAGGTAAAGGATCAGAAAAAGAATTTAGTGATTATGAAAAAGAATTGATTGAAAAGAAAAAGGAATTGATATTAAAGAATAAAGAAGGAGAATATGATGAAAAAATTAAACAACTTAAAGAAACAGGAGAGTTGTTAAAAAGCATTAAAAATAAAAAACCTTCTGAAATAAATGAAAGATTATTATTAAAAAAAGAAGAATTAGATAAAGTAAAAAATTCTTTAGGAATAAAAAATTCATCTATATCAAAAGAAGAAAAATCAAAGATAGTAGAAAGAGGTAATTCTCATAATCAAAGATTAGATAAATTAAAAAATAGCGTAAATGAAGTAGGCGACAAATTGCCTAAATTAAAAGAATTTACCGACAAGTTAAACGAAGATATAAATAAGTCTATAGCTAAGGTAAGTGAACAATCTGAATTAAATCAAGATCAGATTTTAAATGAATCTAAAAAGAAATTAGTTAATATACAATCAGAATTAGAAAGAAAAATTAGTAAAACTATAGTAGGATCTGAAAAGAAACTATTACAAAAACTAAATTCTGAAATACAAGGTGTATTAGACGGATTTAATAGAGATCAATCTGATAGTATTCAAGATTGATCTCTATTAAATCCGTCTA